TGCCCGAAAATAACGTGACAATGCCGCCAAGGCCAATGCCTACTGCGTTACGGAGTGCAACACCAAAGCTCATTGCTTGTTAATTGGTTTGCAGTATACAGCGCCGTCATCAGCCACACGAATTGCGCTGACGCGCCAAGGAGCGCCAGTGCCCATGGGCAAATAGAACGGGATTGGTGTGAGAGCAGGGATCGGTGTGCTAGCAGTGGTGGCCACAGCAGCAGGGCCAATTTCCACATAGCAAGCTGTTGTAGACCAGATCACCACGCCTTCGGGGCCCGGGTTCCAATCAGCAGTGTTGCCCGCTGTGCCAGTGTAGGACACAGTGCGGCCTGGGAAGTCGGCTTTTGATAGAGGGTTGAGAAGTTCCATGATGATCCTTACGCCAAGAATTTCAATTTGTACAAAGTCCGGAGATATATCTCAACGATATTATCTATCAATTGTTGCAACGATGTATCGGATTTATCGCACACATCGTATCTTGCGGCTTCAATTTCAGCAAGTGAATCTTGCAAAAATTCAATGATATTGGCCGTTTTCTTAGCCGAATTCAAGGTAATTGGGCCAATTAAACCGTACCGGCCTTGGTAGGCTTCGGCAAAGTCATCAGCCGCACCAATAATGCGCTCATAAAAAATATTAAGTGCCACATGTTTGCTATAACTGCGCGTGTTCAAGTGAACACTGTGCGTTACATCACGGGCTAGGAACAAAAGTCCTATGAAGTCTGCGGCTTTCATTGTGGCATTCCTTGTGTCATTTCCATTGGCATAGACTCTTCGCGCATATCAGGCATTTGGTTCATCATTGACTGCGACTCCATGGCCGCAGCAACCACGCCCATGGCAATGTCTTGAATCTGCTCTTCAGTCATGCCGGCTTGCACCGCTGCAATGCGCTTAGTCTCAGCATCATAAAGTTTAATCTGAGCCTCAAAGTCCTTGCGCTCCAAATCTTGCATCTCAATAGACTTGCCGACATTCTGGATCATCTGGTGCATTTGCTCCATCTCTTGACCCATGGCCTGAATCTGCTGTTGTGCGGCCTGCAATGCTGGATCGTCCTCGCCATCCGACAAGAACTTAGGATCAATGGTCTTAGCAAAGCGTTTGCTCATCTCTTGGGCGCCAGGCCAATCCATGTTCTTGACAAACAAGTCACCAGCCACTTGCCACAGTTGGGGATTACCCTGTAGCAGTTGAGCCATGGCTTCCAGCGCCTCTTGGCGCTTGGTTGCGTAGCCTGGGCCAGTGGTAGCCACCACGTCGTACTTGCCAACGCCAGGGTTGTAGATTTTCTCCATCACAATACCCTGCTCGTCCATAATTTTGTTGACAGGCATTGGTTGGTCAGGGTTGATCTTGACCATTTTTGTTTCGCCGTCTTCACCAATGATGCGGGCAATGCGCTGGGTGTCGTAAATCTTAGGAATTAAGTCCACTAACTGACGTGCAACGTGACGAACTGCTCTGGTCAGGTTGTCACCATAGTGGAACGTGCCCACATCGCCCTCGCGTTGGCGTGCCAGAATGGCTTTTCCGCTGCGCTCGTTCGATCCCATGCCAAGAGAGGCGTTATATTGGCCTGTTGTAGACTTAATGTCCTCAGATGCGCCTGCTTTGGCCTGCAATAGACCGCTAGACGCCATTGGCGGTTGTGCCCGCTGGGGTAGTGGCAAGACCGCGCCTTGGCCGTCTGTAACGTCTGGATTGACCTCCAGATACGGCCAATTGTTCGTGTTAGCCGTCTTCCACTTATCCTCATAGCCTTCAAACTGGCCACCGTAGCCAATGAAAGGTGCTTTAGGCGCCAAGGCCAGCATTTCAGCTTCTTGTGACACCCAATAGTTGTACATGCGCTGGGCATCTTTGGCGTTACGCACCAAACCGCTGACATAGAGGCGGCCATCAACTTCAAACTCATTACCCACCACGCGAATGACTGGAATCCATTTGCCAGCCCATTCTTTTTCTTCAAGAATTTCATACCCGTTAATCTTGCAATACTTGACCCGTGGGCGCTCGGACATGCGTGATTTAACAGGCTTGCCAAACATGTCCTTGAGCATCTTGTCCTCGGGCGTGCCTTCAAAGGCCGACTGATTGCCAGGGTACAGGTTCAGTTTGGTGGTGTCGTACTCAATGTAGTAGTAACCCGCAATGCGCACCGTGTCTTCGTTAAGCCAGTTGCTGATCGACTGATCGCCTACACCAAGCGACTGCAAGGTAGAGATGGGCGCAGCGTCTGGATACTGGCGCTCGTACTCTGCTTTGGTCAAATCTTCGGTAATAAAACAATAAGTTGCATCCGCACCGGTTGGGTCTTGAATCAAGGGATCCATGTACACCGAGAACGAGTTACGCACGCGGCCAATCTTAATGTCTTGATCAAACGTGTTCTCGTCGCAATACTCGGTCATCAGGGTAATGTACCCTTCGCCGTAAGACACCTGATTCTCACACGCTGTGTCGTAGGCCACGTCTGCGTCAGAGATGTATTCAATGTGGCGAATCATGCCGTTGAAAATGTCTGCCACTTCCACGTCGGCGTTGTCATCCACTGGGATAACTTTAGCGCCTGGGCGGTTCTGACGCATGTCGTTTGTCACCTGACGAACGTGTTGCGGCAGTTTGTTGATTGTCAATGTCGGGCGGGCGTTAATTGTCTGACCCTGCACCGCACCACGGGTGGCTAATACGTCAGCAGGCCACTGCCAGTGGTTGTCAGGCGAGCCCGCGTAAAAGCGCAGGTCATCTATTTCATCTTCGCGTGACTCTGCTAGGGCAGAAACAGCCATATCCAACCGCGCACGGGCGGTTGTCAGTATGTCAGAGTCACTTTTTTTAGGTTTACCGCCAGCCGCTACGTTAGCGACTGCGACCATGCCTGTTGGATCTGCCATTAAAAACCCCTATTGATAAACTGAGGCGCAAGAACTAACAAACCGCCACAAACAGTTGCAACGGCGTCCATGATCTCTACACCATGTTGCTCACCGTGTCTATTACGCCACCAATCGTACACCTCTTTGCCAATCGCAAAGGCTGCAACCACCAATAAAGCCAGCGGCAGTTTTACCAGCGACACTATGGCTGCGATAACCGCGCCATAAACTGCGTGGTTGGCTTTGTCTTGGGGCAGCACTGGTAAGTTCATTTTTTCTTTGGCGCCGCGCGCTTGACCGCATACGCGATGGCCACGGCTTGCTTGACGGGCTTGCCAGCCTTGACTTCAGCGGAGACGTTTTTGCGAAAGGCTTCGGGTGTTTTTGATTTAACGAGTGGCATTATTTTTTCTTCGCTGTTTTGGCAGACTCTTTAAACGCCTTGGCAGTCGGCGCGCCCTTAGCGCCTGGCTGGCGCATCTTCTCTTTAGAGCCAGCGGCTATCCGAGCCTGTTTGGCGTGAATATTGGCATAAAGTCCGGGTTTGGTAGCCATGATTAACACTTCCATCGTTTAAGGGCAGCTTTAGCGCGTTCGCCGTCTTTGGCGTTGGCCGCTACTGCGCCCATTCTTGCACAAAATGAGTCCTTGCGACCTTGGTCTGCCTTGGTCTTGGGGTTAGGCGCTGGCGCCTTGAGGTTTGAGCCCGTGGCGGCGTTGTATTTCTCGCGCCCTTTGGCGGTCAAACCAGCACCCTTGCTGGTGGGCAGCTTTTCGCCCCGTCCAACGCTTAAAGATACTTTTTTCATGAACCCATCCAAGAAGTAGTCACCACGCTTCTGTCTGAATACATGCGGCGCTGCGTGGGTTCACGCGCCTCACGGTGGGCCACGGGGTAAGCAAACGTGACGCAAATCGCATCTGCCGCGTCAGGCGAGGCCAGCCCCCGTGCTTTCATGTCCTTTTTCGATTCTAAGAAGATTGTACCCTTAGAGTCGGGCTTCATCATAGGCGAAATTAGATCAGTTTTGAGAAATCTGTCAAGCGGAATTGAAGCCGTTTTAAGCCAATCTTTCATTGACCCCCACATTTCAGCCCTTTTGTTTCCATACATGATGGGGTTCTTAGACTTGTTCCCAAAGTTGATGCCTTTGATTTTGTAGCGCTGCTCTTTGAGCCTGTCCACAATACCCGCGCCTAAGCCGCCTTCGTCAATCACCACCAGCGTGGGCTTGAACTCCTCGATCACTTCAATAATATGCCCCACCACCGTCATGGTGTCGTCGCCCCTGTGCCTGTCAATCCGCACAATATCGCGCCCTTGCCTGATAGCAATCACTGTTGCATCCGCGCCGAATCGTGCTGGGTCTACGCCGATCACAATGGGCGCTGACTCATCTTGGTACTTAGGCCGCTTCATTGCTTCATCCACAATGTTGGCCGGTATGAACTGGTCGTCGCCCTCAGACGGGAACTGACCGTACACCTCGACGTGCGCTTGTGATGAATCCGGCCCATACTCGTCAATGATGCCCTGATACACCTGCTTGTCTGTGCCCTCAACCGTGCGGGCGTCAACTACCTTGGTTGTCCAAAAGCCTCGCTTGCTGTTAAACGTCTCGTAGAAGTACCCCGTGTTGCGCCGTGGGTTAGAGAACGCCATCCAGAACCTGTTGGGCGTGTTCTCCGTAAAGAAACCCGCCGTCACAGCCCAGATGCTGTCGTCAATACCTGACGCTTCGTCAAACACCACCAGCACACCGTCAAAGTTGTGCACTCCAGCATAAGCGTCTGGGTTCTCTGCTGACCAGAGCCGCCCCTCGACGCCCCAGTAGCGCGTGCCTTTCTTAAGATCACGCTCGACCAATTCCGTGAGCCACTTAGCCGGCATCAGTCTGGTTGCGCTTACCTCAAACCAGTGCGAATTGAGTGACATGGCCAGCCACTTGGTTATCTCGGCCCAAGTGACAGAGCGCAGTTGTGATTCACTGTTAGCCGAAATGATGGTTGTTGACCCTATCCGCGTACTGAGCATCCAGATCGTGATCCAACTGACTAACGCCGACTTACCAATACCCCGTCCGCTACTTACGGCGTGGCGTAGGGTGTTGAAGTCAATCTGACCTTTATTAGCGTGTATATGGTCAGCAATTTGCTGCAAGACCTCACGCTGCCATTTGCGTGGGCCTTTGAAATGTTCCAACGGCGTGCCTGCCTGACCCCAAGGAAACGCATACATCACAAACGCCAGTGGGTTGTCCTTGATATGGGGCGACCACAGCCGCGCCATTAACTCTTGTTCGTCAGTCGCGCTGTATATGGTCGATTGCATTGTGTTTGATCTCTACGTCTTGTACGTCCAGTATGCGCCTTTCGGCCTCGGCCAGTGCGCCTGTGATGGATATGCGCTGATCCACCTCGACAGATATGGCCTGCTTGGCCACCCAGCCGTGCTGGTGCTTCAAGACTTCTAACGCCATCTTAGCGTCGCCTTCCAGCGCGGCGCTCCTGACGATGTTGGCCATTTCTATCTCAGCGTCGGCTTTGCCTTTTTGCGCAGCCATTTCCACAACGGGGTCAAGTTGCGTGAGTTGTCGGTATTCGGTGGGGAGCATGCCGGCGGCCAGCGCTAGCGTGTCGCCTTTGAGGCCAAGTTTGGCAGCGTCGTACACCGCCTTTAAGCGCGACTCTGTTGCCTGCACATTGCGCGGTGTGAATGGAATTGAATAGAACATGAATTCTCCTGCGCGTTTGCGAGTGGCTTTATTCTACAAGAAAAAAAAATTTGTTCGTGGACGCTACGTTTTTGCTGGCCCTTTGCCGTCGGCCCTACCCCCTCCCCCTTGGCCTGAATGTCCTTGCTGCAAGTAGGGTCTTTGCTGCGTGGGTCATTGTGAGTCATGCTCACGGCGGTCAGTCACACGCATCATGTGAGTCATTGTGGGTCATGGTTTTTAAATGACACACATTGACCCACAAAACACGCGGGTTTTAGTTTGTGGGTCATGTGGGTCAAAGTTCCGGCACTTTTCAGTCGCTCCGTAAACGGCGACCCACCATGCAACACTGTACGCCTATACAGTAGTTAATTAAAAATCTTAGTTATAAGAAAACATGACACACATTGACACACAATAGGTTTTTTTCTTTTATTTACGGGGCTTCCCGCGTGAGTCATTCCCGCGCCATTTCGCAACACACACGCAACACACATTGACACACACTTTATGCAACTTTTGCATAGTTGCAAAATAGTCGTTGACAGTGTAAAAGAATTGTTTACAATACATACACCGCGCGATAAAACGCGGTAAAACCTCAACTACAGTAAAGGACAGACATGAAGAACTTTTCTAACATTGAAAAATCCGCATTTCGCAAAGGCGAATACGTTGGCTATTGTGAAGGCCGCATTTATCACATCAGCAAAACTAATAGCAGCTATGGCACATGGTTTGCCCATGATCGGGATAACTATAACGATCAAATTTTTGCTTATGGCCTTGAATCTATGTCTATCAAATTGCAAGCAAAGGCCACAGCATGAAAAACGATATTTATGACATTCTCGCCGCCGTGCTTATCGGCTTACTTTTAACCGTGGGCGCGTTGGCCTACTTTGACATTCTTTGGAGTTAAAAACATGACTGATCTATTTCAAAACTTTCAAGGCGCGGACATTGACCGCCTTGTTTTATGTATCCAGGCCGCCCGCGCAGCCGGTCTTAGTATTGATAAATACACCTCCGCCGGTGTCAATGACAATTCCGGCAATGTGTGGCTAGCCTCTGAGGACTGGACGGGTTGCGTTTATTGCTCAATCGGTTTTGACGTTCAATGGTGCTTTACGTGCATGAATTGCGGCGAAGAATACGATTTTGATTCTTATCAAGAAATGATCGAATTTGAGACGGCTCAATATGAGAAGCACGACAGCGAGTGCGACGCCTGCGCCACTGAGACGGAGGCAGCATGAAAACATCAGAACATTTCGCCCTTGATGAGTGGCTGTCTTATTTTCCAGACGACTTGACCTATGACGAAATTATTGCCATTTTGCGCGACCCTGAAAACTCATGGTGTCACGATGATATTTCAGTTTGGGAAACAGTCGAGGACTGCACCTTAGATCAAGTCGCCGGTTTTATTGAAAGCACAAAGAAACATTTTGAAAGGGTAACAGCATGAGCAAAGAACAACTGCACGCGTTGAAAATGGCAATTTATCTTGCGGGCTACTTTGTTGAGGAACATCAAGACGATGGCACCGAGCAATGGCACATTGACAATGAGCGCGTCATTTTAGCGCGGGAAATATTGAAAAAATTAGAGGCAACACAATGAAAACTTATCAAGTAACTTTTAAATACGAAACTTACGCCACGTTTGAAGTGCAGGCCGCAGACCGCGACGACGCGGAAAACGCGGCTTATGACTTATTAGTAGAGGACGCGGGCGAGTATTTGCACACGGGCGAATGGACTGACACCACAGTGGAGGAAATATGACCTACGAAGTGCAAACCCTTTGCTACCCTGACACATGGGAAAACGCGTGGATAAATGACGGCGATGAAACGCCGGTTCAATTTGACACTTACGGAGCCGCCGCCGCAGAACTGGCAGACCACTTGCGCGACTTGGCTTATGCCGTAAAAAATGGCTTTATGGACGATTTTGACAACTCAGTTTATAGGATTAAAAAATTATGATTACTTTTGAACACCACGGAATAACTGTTAAATGCAAACCCGAGAACGCGATGCAATACCGCGCCGCTATGGACAAGCCGCCCAAAATCAAGGTCAAAATTGACCGCCGGTTTGACTGTATGCGCAGGCATTATCCCAAGTTTTATGTTGGCATGACCACGACGGCGGACTATGTGCGCGAGTATGAAAGCATCAACAACCATCAACACTTGATTGCTTTAGAGTACGTGCACGCCGACCGGCTCGCGCCTATATTAGACGCCGCCGCGCCTGAGGTTTTGGAGGAACTTGACCCCGACTGGACACCACCACCAAAACCGCGCAAGGCCGCCACCGCCGCCCAGCTACGCGCCGCGCTTGCCGGCCTCATTGACGCCATTGAAGACGGCGACCCGAGCGTTATCGCGTATCACGCTATCAGCGCGAAAGGGTTACTATGAACCCAGTCATTCAGGAAGCATTGGCACCGTTTAGGCCGTTGACCTACACCGAGCATTATTACGTTGACTTAGGCTATCGTTACGAACTAGGCAAGGCTGAAGACTACGAATACAAACAAGCGCAGGCCGAGGGCGCGCAGGCGCGCCGATTGCTTAACCGTGGCGCGATGGAGGCCATGATGAGATGATTTTTTTATTTGCGCTTATACTGGCGGCATTGATTGCCATCCTTCTTGATCTATGAGAAGTTAAGCCCCTAGCAATAGGGGCTTTTTTTTACTTCACAAGTTTCATGATGGGCGACTTATCCGGCTCACACAAGTCGCGCAACTCTGACTTGCTTCTGTTGACCATGTCAGGGGCGCAGAAAACGTGCTTTTTAGACGTATAGGCGCGCGACTTGAGCAGACCCATGTCAACCCAACCCGCCTCACGAAACGCGTGCAGCAAGGCCGCCACGGGCAATTTCATGCCAGTCGGGGCAACCCCAGTGAGGCGGTCACAAGCCGATTGCCACGGGCTTGCCAACACGCCGGACTTAAATTCACCAATTCGCTCGCGCATCATTTCCATAAGGAACGACTCAGCACCACTCATGCCCGTCTCAATCATGATCGCCTTGGCCTCGGTCATAAAGGGCGCAGCCCCCGCGTTAAACGCGCTCACGTCACGCTTATAAAGCCACGCCGCCACCGCAGACTTACCGCCCGCTTCAAACCATTTCCAAAACGATGCGCCATCCTCGGGCTCCATGCGGGGCGCGTCAGACCACAAAACAAACCAACGCCGGTCATTAGATGGAATGGTGATCGCCATGCGCTCATTAGAAAACGCCACCACTTGCAGGCGGTTCAAAGCCTCACAAGGCGCCATGCCCTTGCGCTGAATGGTCAGGTACTCAGGCGGCGCAGCAATGACGGGTTTCAAACTATTTTCAAGGGCGCGGCGGTCTGCCGCCTCGGGCTGGCGTAACTCATTTATGACCAACACTTCACACTCTAGGTGATAACCCCAAGGCGTGCTAATGTCTTTGTTGTCCAACTGTTTCAAGTTACCCGCGCCAATAGCCCAAAAGAACGGTGCCCAGAGGGTGTCCTTACCCGCGCCTGGATTGCCCGCGTGCAGCACGGCGTGATTGATTTTCACGTTAGGGTGTTGCAACTTAAACGCCATCACGTCAAGCACATGGTTGCGCTCACGCTCGTTAGGTATCAGATGCTCGGCGTGCTTGACCCACCGCGTCACATCACCGGCCACCACGGGCGGCCTCGTATCGCGCCAGCGGTTGCCGTACACCAAACCATCACGGGCGCAAAGGATTGTCTCGCCCGGTGCGTACGTCACGCCCACCAGTGTTTTCGCGCCCTTTTTCTGTCTGTTCTCGTCAAAGCACACAGACGCTTCGACCTTGCGCTTGCTGTTGTTAATTGACTTGCAATCAACATGGCGAAACAAAGCGTTAAACGTACCACGGGCAATTTCACGGCGATCTTGCAGATCAAAAAAGGCGTCGTCGTTTTGGATATAAGCAAAACGCTCATACCAGCCCTCTTTCTCTACGCGGTCTAATTGCTTACGCTCAACCTCAGCGACAATGGCCGCAGCCGCATCGGGATACGCCTCATTAGGCGTGATTTTAGACAATGCAGTGTCCATGGCCAACGCCAGTAGCTCATCACGTAAGCCCGGGGCGTGCTTAGGGCCACCACTCTCTGACACCCACTCAAGAAACGCGCTAGAGCCAAAGTCAACGCAGTGGCTATGCAGGCAGCAGTAGGCGCGGTTAGCGGGCATATAACGGCCTTCAGGGTTGCCGTCGGTATGCTCGGCTGAGTTGGGGCACATCACGCCAGCCCAGCCCTCTTGATTGGGTTTTGACAGTAACAGACCTTGGCCAGACAGCCACGCCATCACATCGTCAGCGCCATCGTCTGACAAGCGGATAGGTTTGAAGCCCACAGAGTCAGCAGGCGCGGGCACGACGCCAAGCGCGTCACAGATTTGGTCAAGTGTAAAGTCACGCGCTGGGCGAAACTCCACCAGCTTGGCGGCGAAGTTGTTGCGGTCGGGTTTCAAATTGATCGAACCAGGCAAGCGGAAATTGCGCACGGCGTTGATCGCGCCCTTGTCGGTGTAACCAGCGTCGGCGATGGCCTTGATCGCGGCGCTGAAGTCGGCCTTAGTGGGCTGCTCTGAGAACGCGTAGCCCCACTGGAATGAGCCCTCAGACGTTTCGATCTTCCACGTTGGCTCTAGTGGCGGGATGGCCGCCTTCGTGCCCACGTCATCCAACACCATGACAAGCACATACTCACAGTTAACCGCAGACGCTGAGACGTGGCCATCTTTAAAGCGGTCAATGATAAAGCTGGCAGTGTTGCCGTAGATTGCCCAATCGTCTTTGATGCGTGCGGTAGGCAACATAGCCGGCCATGTGCATTTGATCGCGCCATCTGCGTGGAATTGCAGTTCTTTGCCGATAGGCTTTTGACGCACGATCAGCGCAGTCTCGCCCTCTGGCGCCAAAGAAATTAAAAAATCAAGAAAATTCATTTGCCATACCTTTTCATAGTTTTTACTTCAGCGTTCAAAGGCAGGCCGTCTGCCCATGCTGGCGCTGTACACATCACACGTTTTAGATTTTGTTCTGCATCAGGATCAGAAGTCTCAAGTACGATTTCATCATGCACATGCAGCACAACGTCATCAAGCTGGCGCAGGGCGTGGCGAAGCAAGTCGTTGGCCACTGCCTGCGTTACATTTTCACATGCCAAGCCTTTCCACAGACGGGCGCGTGGCCATTCTTTTGCATCTTGCGCTGGCTTCCATGCCGCTTTGGCATAACTGACGCCATCTGATTCCAATTTGGCATAGGGGTAGCACAAAATGCGGCCAGAGGGTAGGGCATACCATAGGTGCTGACCATCGTATAAATATGTTATACGGCCAGCCTTAAATTCACGCCCCTTGTTGCGCATGGCGCGGGTGTAGGACTCTTCTAATGCCGTCCAATAAGGTACAGCCCAAGCATTAGCCCTGCGCCAGCCATCCACCATTCGTTTAGCGACTGGCTCGGGGAGAGAGATGCCATAGATACGACCCATAGCAGCGAAAGCACCGACGCCACCAGCAAAGCCGCAAGCCAACTCTTGAACTTTTCCAATTTGCCGTTGGTCGTCGGTGACGTCGGCGACTCGGACGTTGAAGGTTGCGGCGGCGTTGACTTTATAGACGTCTTCGCCGGTTCTAAAGAGATCCAATTTGTCTTGACCTCGACCGGAGAGCCACGGGTTGACTCGGGCTTCGATGGCTGCCCAGTCTGCAACGACAAGGTGCTTACCCTCGGCCGGTATAAGCGCGGGTCTGAGCATTCCTTTGAGAACGTCTGTGACGCGCTTGCCGTACTTAGGCACAATGCCGTGCCCCCTGACCATGGCATGCCGAACTTCGTCAGGTTTTTCAGCGCACTTGCGCGTAAAGTTATGAACTTGTGCGCCATAGCTGCTTGCTCGACCTGTTGCCGAGCCTCCAGCAAATACGAAGGCTCCGCGCACCCTTTGATCCTCTTCATCTGCCAGACCGGCGAGGCGGTTGAACTTAGCCACAGAGGACGCCCAAAGGTCGTCTGCGCATTGGATGACTTCTTGAACATCGGGTGGTACTCCATCACAGTTTAAAAGGTTGGCTCTTACGGTTTTGTCAATGCTGACCTTGTCGTCCTTTTGCATCAGCTTGCGCGCTTCTTCATCGACACGATCCCAGACCCACTCACGCATGCGAGGGCTGCGAACGCTGGTGATCACGCCGTTGGTCACTTCTTTAACAATCTCTTCAATCTCGATTAGTTCGTCTGACGCGTACTTGACTGCGGCGTGGCACAGTGGCACGTCCACCAGCACACCACGGTCGTTGATCTGCTCGTTGACGTGGTAGTCCAGCAGCTCCTCATCACTGAGGTCGCGCATGCCCTTGCTGATCGCACGCATGGCACGCACGTCCTGCTCACAATACTTAATCATCTCTTGCCTAAGTTCTGGCGAGTCTTTGAATGGCGGCACGCACATCAAGCGGATCAGTTGCGCGCCTCTGTGGTCTTTCTTCATGGACGCGCCAGCAAAGCGGCCAACGTCCTCTAAACTGCCAGGCGCACAATTGGCGCGGGCTTGTGTTGCAGTGCAATAGAACTGTTTTAGATCAAAGTCAATTTGTAATACATACCAAAAGATCAAGCGCTCGAACGCTGCGTTGTGCGCCCTGATCTGGCCGGTGTAACTGCGTACGCGCTCGGGGAATGGCTCAGACGGCAGCCACGTCACTACGTCTTCGTCGTCAAACGCATACGACATGCACAGCACATCGGTGCTGGCGTCCTGCGCGTAGTTGTATACGCCCTTGGAGCGTAGGTCGCATTCACTGCGCGTTTCAAAATCTAACCAAAGCATTGGCGTCTCCTTTCCAATGGGCGCTCATAACGCCCATCAGAAAGTTAAGCGATAC